CATCAAACGGACTTGGCGTAGTTGAGCCAGGTAACGCAGTTGGTTCAGTAATGGGACTTCCAGTATTTGTAGATCCATACATCTCAGGTACAGGCGACGATTCAATCATCATGGTAAACCGCGAAGCGTTTACATGGTACGAAGGTGCCGGACCACTACAACTCCGTACTAACATCGTTGGTACAGGTCAGGTTGAAGTTGGTTACTACGGCTATGGCTCAGCAGTTACTTTGACTGCTGGCGGTGCGTTCACACTTAATCAGAACGCTTAAGAACAACTTAATCATGGCGGGGGGGTTGCTCCCGATCTCCCCGCCAGTCGTTTAGAGAGGACGAAATGCCAAGTATTATCACAGCTACACAGTTGAGAACTGTGCTTGGTGTTTCGTCTGCTCTTTACAACGATGCTTATCTCGATGACATCATCGACACATCTGAGGCAGTAATCTTGCCTCTGCTCACAACTTTTGCAGCTCCAATCGAAAAGGTTTCGCTGACTGATAATGTCGCAACCTTTCAGACAGTAGGTGTCCATGAGTTTACCGAAGGACAATCAGTTGTCATCGCTGGATGCGGAACACCATTTAACGGCACTCGAACAGTCAATGCTGATGTCGATGCGTACACATTTACAGCAAACATCACTAATGCCGATGTCCTCGAACGCAACGTCATTCCTAGCGGATCCGCAACACTTACAGGCGCTTCAACGTATGTTGGAGTTAGCGCGGTCGAATCAGCAATCATTGTAGTTTCAGTTGAAGTATTTCAATCTCGTACTGCTCCAGGCGGACAGATTGAAGGCGTAGATTTCGCTCCGTCTCCTTATCGTATGGGACGCAGCTTGTTTAATCGTGTGGTCGGTTTACTTGGACCATACATCGATGTTGAGACGATGGCTCAATAATGCCGAGCACTATTCTTTCAGCAGTTCGTACTCCTCTTGCTACCGCATTATCTGGCGTTGCTGCAAACGTATTTAGTTACGTCCCAGAGCAGATCCCAGCACCTGCGGTCGTAGTCGTACCGGATTCTCCTTACATGGAGTTTGAGACTATTGGCAAGAGCACCTTTCGATGCAAACTTAATTACACCATTACTTGCTGCGTTGCTTACAACAGCAACCCGGCATCGCTTGATAATATCGAGCAACTAATAACAAGCGTTGTGGCGGTCATACCGAATGGATACGATCTCCAAGTGGTTGATCGACCAACAGTCACACAAGTAGGCGCTAGTAACTTGCTAGTCGCGGACATACGCGTATCCACCTGGTATACGCAGACAGCATAAGGAGAACCAATAATGCCAACAACAGTCATTACGGGTCGCGACCTCGTTCTAACCATCGCAACAGTTAATTACGATGCTCAGACAACTAGCGTGACTCTCGTAAACAGCCCAACAATCGACGTGTACCAAACACTAGATGGCAAGGCTTACAAGCACACAGACGATCAATGGACACTCAATATTGAGTTACTTGCCGACTGGGGTGCAGGATCATCACTATTCGAAGCAATGTGGACTGCTGCTGAATCAGCACCAAACACAACTCTTGCAGTATCACTAACAGCTGCTACAGGCGCAGTATTTGCTTGTAACGTTCTACCAGTATTCCCATCAGTCGGTGGATCTGCTCCAGGAGCACAGACCGATACTTGGGCGCTTACAGTAGTCGGCACACCTGCCGAAACGTTCTAAACTTAACATCTAACAAACGGGAGCAAAGATGAAACTACCAATAACAATTACATACAACTCAGGCGACGAAGCAACTTATACGGCTCAGCCTCCTGAGTGGGCGAAGTGGGAGAAGGCAACTGGCAACACGATTTCTCAGGCTAATGACAAGATTGGCATCTGGGATCTTATGTTTTTGGCTTATAACGCTTATAAGCGAGAAAACGCTGGAAAGCCTGTTAAGTCTTACGATGTTTGGTCAGAGACCGTTTCTGATGTAACAGTCGGAGACGATAGCCCAAAAGCCACCAACCAGGAAGCATAAGGCGGATCCTCGTATCTCTAGCAATAGAGACGGGGATACCGATGCAATACTGGGATGATGCAGATGACATTCTTACGGCGATAGATTTATTAAAGGAGCGAAGTGATGGCAGATGATGTCCAGATCGCTTATGATAAATCAGATCTACGCGGTATTACCAGGGCTTTCAAAGGTATGTCAGATGAAGCCATTGAAGCTGCTAAAAAGGAAAGTTCTAATCTTGCTGAGTATGCTGCTGGACAAATTAAGATCGCAGCATCGACTCGCCTGGTTTCAGGGACTGCTGCTCGCCGTATTGCAGATGGAGTTAAGGTAAGTAAGACTTCAAAGATCGGTGAGTTCAGTTACGGCTTTGCGCGTCAAAAGTTTAGCGGTGGCGGTTCAACTTTAGATTTACTTTATGGTATGGAGTTTGGTTCTAATCGCTTTAAGCAATTCCCAAAGCGCACACCAAACAAGGGTAGAGGTAACTCCGGTTACTTTATTTATCCAACACTACGACAGATCCAGCCGGATCTAGTTCGTAAGTGGGAGGAAGCATTTAGCGACATTTTGAAGGAGTGGGATTAATGGCTGGTAATAGAACCCTTAAACTCTCGATCCTTGCTGATGTCGATGATCTGAATAAAAAGTTAAAATCTGCTAACGGTGATGTCGAATCATCATCAAATAAGTTAGGCGAGTTTTCAAAAAAGGCTGGAGTTGCTTTTGCAGCTGCTGCGGTTGCAGCCGGTGCTTATGCCACGAAGTTAGCAGTTGATGGAGTCAAGGCTGCGATTGAGGATGAGAAGGCTCAGACTCAGTTAGCGATTGCTCTTGAAAATGCAACTGGTGCAACTAATGCTCAAATCAAAGCGACAGAGGACTCAATTCTCCAGATGTCTTTGGCTTCAGGTGTAGCCGATGACACTCTCCGTCCGGCGCTTGGTCGTTTGGTTCGATCAACTGGCGACATCACTAAAGCCCAAGATTTACTAGCGATTGCTCTGGATGTTTCAACAGCAACTGGCAAACCTCTTGAAGGCGTAGCGACTGCTCTAAGTAAGGCTTACGATGGTAATACCGCAGCTCTTGGCAAACTAGGCGTTGGTCTATCTACTGCTGAATTGAAATCAATGTCCTTTGAGCAAGTACAGGGACGCTTAAGCGAATTATTCGGTGGAGCAGCTGCTGCTAATGCTGATACATATGCTGGAAAGATTGCCCGAGTTCAGATTGCTTTTGATGAAGCCAAGGAGACATTAGGCGAAGCTTTGCTTCCAATCCTTGACAAGTTTTTAGTTTTTATTAATGAGAATGCTTTACCAGCAATTCAAGCCTTTACATCTGCTTTTAGTTTAACTGAGGGCGATGGCTTCGGTAAGACAATTAGCGATGTCGGATCGACAATCAAGAAGGTTGTTCAGCCAATCTTTGAAGGTGTCAAAGTTATCTTTGATAAAGTCAAGAATGCTGTTATGGATAGCAAAGACGAGTTTGCATCTTTTTGGGAAGTCATTAAGTTTGTTGCGCCTTTGATCGGTAAGGTAATCGGTGATTCCTTAAAGGTAGTCGGTGAGATTGCTGGAGTCGTTATAACTTTGATTGGCAAAGTACTTGGGGCTATTCAACCTTTACTCAATACTGCCATCGATGGCATCAATAAAATCATTACTGGAGTAAACCTAATTAAGCCTGGTGCCGATATTGGTTATATACCTAAGATTGGCTCAACAAGTGGATCAACATCAACCGGCGCATTAGGTAACTTTTCTATGTCTACTGGTCGAACAAGTACGACAGTTCCTACGGTAAGCGCAAGCACTTCAAGCACAAGTGCAACCACAAGTAGCAACGGTTCAACTGGTATTGCTGGAGTTACTTCTGCCGTTGCAGCTGCGGTAAGTATCGGCTCATTTAACCCTGGATCTTTCCGCATGGCAGAGAACGCTTCAATGGCTCCTGTTTACAATATCAACGTAACTGGAGCCTTAGACAAAGAAGGCGTAGCTCGTCAGATCGTTGAGATAATTAACGAGTCCTCTTATCGCGGTGGCGGTGGGGCTGGATCGGCTCTCTTACTATGAGTCAATGGACTCCTGAGTGGCAAGTAACTATCAATGGCGGTGGAGATTACACAAATCTCACTCTTGCTAATTTGACTGTTACTTCCGGTCGCCAAGATATCTACTCTCAGCCTTATGCTGGTTACTGCAATGTTGAAATTATCAACCTTGACCAGTCACCCATTGTTATCGATGTTAATGACCAAATTACAATTAGAGTCAAAGACTCAACTGGAACCTTTGTAAACTTGTTTGGTGGCTTCGTTACAGACATCGATGTAGAGGTCATTCAGGCATCCTCTACGGCTCTTTCAGAGTCCATCAAGGTAGTTGCCTTGGGTGCTTTATCTAAACTGCCTAAGACCCTTACAGAGGGCGTATTAAGCAAAGACTTTGACGGAGACCAGATATACACCATTCTAAGCCAGGCATTGTTTAATACTTGGAATGAAGTACCAGCAGCTTTGACTTGGGCAACATATGACCCAACAACAACCTGGGCTAATGCTGAAAACTCAGGGCTTGGTGATATTGACCAACCAGGCGATTATGAATTAACTGCTCGATCATCTGACATAACGGACATTTATAGCCTTGTTGCATCTCTTGCTACGTCTGGACTTGGCTACCTTTACGAGGATGCCGAAGGTCGAATCGGTTATGCAGATAGCACTAGGCGCAGCTCTTATCTTTCAACCAATGGTTATGTGGATCTAACTGGTAATCATGCTTTGGCTAGAGGCATTCGAACATCTAAGCGTTCAGGCGATGTTCGCAATAACGTAACTATTACCTACAAAGCCAATGCGAAAGAATCAGCCTTGGATGCTGAATCTATTGCTATTTATGGGCAACAGGCTTATGAGATCACTACTTCACTAGAAAATGGCGCTGATGCTTTATCTCAGGCTGAGTTTTATTTGGCTTTAAGAGCGTTCCCAGAACCGCAGTTTAAGTCAATTACTTTCCCATTATCTAGCCCTGAGATTGATGACACAGATCGCGATTCTTTATTGAATGTCTTTATGGGTATGCCCGTGAATATCACAGAATTACCAGCAAATATCAATGGCGGAGAGTTTACAGGCTTTGTTGAGGGCTGGACTTTCAGCGCTGGATATAACTCGCTTTACTTGACTTTGACGGTATCTCCAACGGCTTATAGCCTCCAGGCTATGCGCTGGAACGGGGTGCCAATAACTGAAAAATGGAACACGCTAAGCCCAACTCTACAATGGATTGACGCTACAATAGTAGCCTGATAAAGGAGAAATATGGCAACGACTACCAACTATTCGTGGATTACCCCGGATGATACAGCCCTTGTAAAAGATGGCGCAGCTGCGATTCGCAGTCTTGGAACATCAGTCGATACGACTACTAAGGCACTTAATCCTTCGACGACTCTTGGTGACATTGAGTATCGTTCATCGACTGCTAATACAAATACGCGTTTAGGTATTGGATCGACTGGTCAGGTTTTATCAGTAACGGGTGGAGTGCCATCATGGGTAACTTTAGCCGGTGGTGGCAAAAACTTTAGTTTGTTAAATGCAGGTGGAACAGCCTTGACAGGCGCTCAAACAATTACAGTTTCGGGTATTTCTGGTAAAGACAGCATTTTAGTTTTTGTTGATGGAGCATCCTCAACTAATGCCAATTCTGCAATCAGTATGCGACTGAATACGGACACAACAAGTAAGTACTGGCAAGCGGGTAATTATATGGCAATCGGTGCAAGTTATTCCACAAACTTTGCTGGTGGCGCAGAAGGTTATTATACGCCAACAGGTGACACACGAATTGGTCTAGGTAACATGGGAGCAGATACGACTCATCTTGTTTATGGAGCAGCAATATTTCAAGGTTGTAATTCAACAGGCGGTAAGGTGTTTAATGTAAATGGCGGTGTAAGTTACCTAAATGCAACTCCAATTATGTTTAACACATCTGGAGTTTATACAGGAACATCAACGATTTCCAGCATAAGTCTTTTTACGAATTCTGGTACTTTTGATTCTGGAACAGTTTATGTCTACGCGAGCGCATAAGGAGAAATTATGAAAATCATTGAAAAAGAATTTAATATTGAAACAGGTGAGGAAACAATTACTGAGCGTGATGAAAGCGCTGCGGAAACCAAAGAGCGTTTAGATTTACAAAAGGCAAGCGCAGCTGCACAAGCACAAGCAGAATCTACAGCAAGTGAAAAAGCTGCATTGCTTACAAAATTAGGCATTACTGAGGACGAGGCTCGCCTCCTACTTGGATGAAACCAAAACTATCTAAGTCAGTTGTTCAATTAAGAGAACAGGCAGACGATGCTTATCCTGACCGAAAGCGTGACTCTGACGGCACAATCGGAGATGCTAGGCATTCAACCCGAAAGAGCGATCATAACCCTGACAGTAATACAGGGTATGTCCGCGCTATCGATCTCGATGCTGATTTCGACAAATCGTCCTCTACAGCTGCTTACATTGCCGACCAGATACGAATTGCAGCCCGAACAGATAAACGCATTGCATATGTTATCTTTGACAAAAAGATTGCAAGCGCTAGAAGCCTCTGGCGTTGGCGAAAGTACACGGGAGTTAATCCACACATCAAACACATCCACATCAGTTTTACAAAGGCTGGCGATACGGATTCGAAGTTTTTTAACATCCCGTTACTAGGAGGAACAGATGACACAAGACCTGAAAAAGATGTTAGCAAGTTGGGGACGAGCATTCCTAACAGCTGCGCTTGCACTCATAGCTGCGGGCGAAACTAACCCAAAGAACATCGCTTACGCCGGGGCATTGGCAACGATCCCTCCAGTAATGCGTTGGTTGAATCCTAAAGATGAAGCATATGGTCTACGGTGACCGCTAATGATTGGGCGGGACTTGTCCTTGCCATTGCCTCGACGCTTACTATTGTTGTTGGCGGTTTGCGTTATCTGGTTCGCGGTTGGTTGTGGACTCTTACGCCGAATGGTGGATCATCTCTCGCTGACCGATTGGCAAGAATAGAGACACGCCAGGAACAGATGATGGAACTTCTCAAGAAGTAAGGGACACTTATCCACATGGCAAGAAAACCTACTAAAGCGCTAGAGGACCAAGGTTATTCAAAACTGGATGCTTACTGCATCGGTTTACATGAATACTGGAAATCATTGCGTAAGGCTGGTTTCAGCGAAGGGATTTCGTTATTTATGATTACGGATGTTCCTTCCTATCCAAGATGGATTCTGCCAGACCCAGTTGATCCCGAGAAGTTTGGGGATTATGAGGACGACGACGAGGACTAATGACCGTAAAACGAATTGCTTGGATCTCAGACATTCAGGCACCGTTCTTTCATGAAGCAGCAGTCAAGAATCTAGGCAAGTTTTTAAGGGCTTACAAGCCTCACCAAACCATTTGTATTGGCGACGAGATCGATCTACCTCAACTCGGTGGATTCGCTCAACCATGGCAAGAGGTTGAAGGCAACATCGACGAGGATCGTAAACTCACTTTAGAGATTCTCCAATACTTAGGCGTTACTGATGTCGTTGGATCTAATCACGGCGCTCGAGTTTATAAGTCTTTATCTCGCAGACTCCCGGCATTTATGAATCTGCCTGAGCTGCGCTATGACAAGTTTATGGGCTATGACAAGGTTGGTATTAAGTACCATCCAAACGGCTTTGACTTTGCTCCAGGTTGGCATACTTGCCACGGAGACGCTTTCCCATTATCAAACAAGCCTGGACAAACAGCCCTCAATGGTGCTATGCGTATGGGCAAATCAATCGTGTCAGGACATACTCACAGACTAGGGCTAAGTGCCCATTCTGAGGCTTCTAACGGGCGCTACGGGCGCATTGTATGGGGAGTTGAGGTTGGCAACCTGGTAGACCTTTCAAGCCCTGGTATGGGGTACACAAAAGGTTATGCTAATTGGCAGATGGGCTTTGTTGTCGGCACATTACACGGCAAGCGCTTTACGCCTGAACTTATCCCGATTGACCCTAAAGATGGATCATTTATTTATCAAGGCAAGCGCTGGGGCTAATGGACGACTTTGCGCTTGACATCCGGCGTTCACTAGATGATGCCGTAGATGAGGGCGAATCGTTATCGTTTCGTTATGCAAATTAACATGTAATTGTCCCAGGAATGTGAGACCGTAATCCAGTAGCCAACCCAGGTTACAAGAACGGGAGTAAATCAAATGGATCTACAAATGCCAGTTATTGTTTTATTAATGTTAGCCAATGTTTTATGGTTTATCGTTGGTTGGGGTAAAGGTTTTACTGAAGGCAAGCGCGAAGGCTTGGCGATTGGCAAGAACAGTCAGCGCGTGAGTGTTAATGCGCGCTAATGACATCCTTAACGAAGCCCAAGACCTCATCGCAGACCGCGGTAAAGATTACGGCTTGGCAGCTCTCAATCACCTTCGA